GTCAATTTCGTAGGAAATATAAGTCAGGAGGGGGAGTAAGGTATACTGTTTAGCAGATTCACAGGGAATTCCCATGAAAAAAGCACCAAAACACATCATCAATTACATCCGAGAACCTGAGACTTGGGACGCGACAGCTTTTGAAACTCAGATTCGCAATGAGGTTGAGGGGTCTACTGGAGCCTTGACCGCAAGTGATGAAACCTTGGTTGGCATGTTGGTTATGACTATGCAAAGTCTGATTGATGCCGAACGTATTATTCAGACTCAAGGCATGATTGAGCATTACAACTCTGGTCCAGCCACATCCCCTTATTACAAGATACGAACCGAATGTCTCGATAAAGCAATCAAGATACTGGCAGAGCTTGCGCTTGTTGCCCGTGGTCGCCCTAAGAAGACTTCAACACCTACTGCTATAGATGAGTTATTCAACACTGCTTGAACCAGCGTTTAAGTACGCTACTGCCGTTGTTCGTGGTGACAAACTTGCGTGTGAAGACGTAAAGATTGCTTGCCAGCGATTCCTTGATATGGTTGAGCGCAAAGATGCGCCCTATGAGTTCGTCCCTGAAAAGGCTGAACACATATTAAAGTTTGTTAAGTTTTGCCGCCATGTAAAAGGTCCGGATGCAGGTAAATCTATTGAACTTGAAGGGTTTCAGGTTTTATTCCTGATTGCCATATACGGATTCAGAAACAAGAAAGATCACAGCATTCGTTGGGTGACAGACGTTATTCTGTTTGTTCCCCGAAAGTCTGGAAAGACTACGCTTGCTTCAATCATTGCCTTATATGAATTGCTATTTGGTGAAGCTGGACCTGAGGTGTTTACCTTGGCGACAAACCGTGAACAAGCGTCAATCTGCTTTGATTCATCAAAGGCAATCATGGAGAGCATGGTTCCTGAATTGCAAACTCGCTTTATTCCATTCCGAAGTGAATTGAAAAAGGCGGGTGATTCAACATCTACATATCGTGCCTTGTCCCGAGAAAACCGTAAAACGGGTGATGGTAAAAACCCCTCGTGCGCCATGATTGACGAAGCGGCTCAGATTACAGAACGTGGGTCAATTGAGGTTTTGCACTCAGGTATGGCGGCTCGTAAGAATCCTTTGAGGATGTATTTAACGACTGCCAGCTTTACAAAAGAGACAAAGTTCTTTGAGGATTTAAATCACTTTAGGGCGGTGTTGCGTGGAGCGGCTGAAGATTCGTTTCATTGGTTTGGGTTGTTGTACTCGGTGGACCCCGGCGATGAGTGGTCAGACCCTGCCGTTTGGGGCAAAGCAAACCCTATGCTTGGAGTTTCTGTTACGACTGAAGCCATTCAGCACATGGCAGACGAAGCCAAAAGTAAACCAGCATCACTTAATGAATTTCTTTGTAAGCAACTGAATATTTACGTCAGTTCTAACGCTGCTTGGGTTGATAGAAGGTTTTGGGATGAGTCTGTATCGGTTATGCCAACTGATAAACCAGAAGCAACTTTTATTGGATTTGACTTAGCTCACAGTCGAGATTTAAATGCGGTGGTGACATTGCACCGATATGCTGAAGAAGACTTGTACGCAAAGTTTAAATTCTTTTTGCCCGAGGAATCTATTGAATTGATTCCGAATCATTACAAGTCGATCTTTAGTCAAGCGGTGGCATCTGGAATTCTGCACTTAACGCCCGGCAACGTTACCGACCTTAATGAGATTGAATCGTACATTCGTCAAGAAGCCGAGCTATATGAAGTGAAAGAAATTGGCTATGACCCCTACAACGCTGCTGCCCTTGTTGCCAATTTATTTAGCTATGGTTTACCTGTTAAGAAGGTTGGTCAAGGCATGGCTGTGCTATCAAATCCTTCAAAAACGGCAGAACAGCTTATCTTGAAGAAAGCCATCAAGCATGACGGAAATCCTTTTGTTGGATGGCAATTAGGTAACTGTGAAGTCTATACAGATGTAAACGGTAACGTAAAAGTTAGAAAAAACGAAGCCGACCCTTCAGCAAAAGTGGATGGAATTATTGCAATGATTATGGCTTTGCATTGCCATTTGGATAATGTTTTTGTATCGGATTCTTATGGACTACGAATGTTTTGAGTGATAACATAACCAAAACTAGGAGTTCCAATGGCTTTTCTTGACATTTTTAAACGCAAATCTACAGCGTCTAATGAAAGCAATAATTTGTTCGGGCAAACTGCCCTTGGTAACAATATTGTTTATTCGGGTAGCAATACTCGACCAACAGTAAACACTCAAGTTCTTTATGTAACTACTGCCTCAACAAACTCTGCTGGTCGTCCAGTAGATATGAACTTGCTGACCCGAAACAGTACGGTAATGGCTTGTGTTGGTGCAAAAGCTCGTGCTTTGGCTCAGTTGCCAATTAAGGTAATGTCAGAACAAGAAGACGGTTCATATCTTGATGCAATCAAAGATAAGTCTGTTGGCGTTAGGGATAAAAACAAAGCCAAGCAAGTTGCAAAGTTATTGAACAACCCAAACAACTTTCAATCAAAGTATGAATTTTGGTATCAATGGCTAATGTGGTTGGAATTGTCTGGTGAAGCCTTTACGCTTTGGTGGCGTGAAGACCAGAAGAACCCAACACAGACTCCAATGGAAATGTATGTTTTGGATTCAACGCTGATTGCTGTAACGATCAACCCTGCTCGTTATCCGTCATATCGTTTGTCTACTCCTTCTTACGGTTTCAGTAAAGATGAACCATTGATGGCGCATCAAGTGATGCACGTTAAAGAAGCGGCTTGGCAGGGTTCGGCTGGTTTTAACAAAGGAATTTTGGCTGCTGAGTTAGTAACTCTGGACCAAGATATTGATGTGTACGCTAACTACATCATGCTAAACGGCGCAAAGCCATCGGGAATGTTTACCACCGAACAAGTGATTCCAGACGCTAAGTACAAAGAGTTGGCATCGAGGCTAAAAGAGGCTTGGAGTTCAATGGTTGGAAGCCAAAGGACCGACCAATCAAAGCCGGGTCAAGGTATGTTGCTGGACCAAGGCATGAAATACACGCCTTTGGATATGCTTACCCTTCAAGACACTCAAGCGGCTGAGTTGAAGGTCCAAACCATGAAACGCATCTGTGGTTTGTTTGGTGTTCCTCCTGCACTCATTGGTATTGCTGATCAGAAGTACAACAATACACAAACTTTGTTGGATGAGTTTTATAAATCAACAATGTACCCAACAGTTGTAAACGTTCAAGATAAATTGAAACAGCAATTGTTCCAAGGCTATCCGTCTTTGTGTATTCATTTTGATACTGACAACTTTCTAAAAGGTGCGCCAATTGACCAGATGAATTACGTCAAAGCTGGTGTAGATTCTGGAATTTTGACCCCCAATGAAGCTCGTGAATATTTGGGTAAGCCTCAAATTGAAGGGGGCGATGAGTTAAAGCAAGATACCAAAGCAACTGACCCTATTTCTGGTTCTAGCCCTCAAGATACTGGTGGAGGCGGCGGTAATCAACGAAATAAGGCTAATATTGGCAAATAATGTCTTTGATTTTTAAGATTATGGTAGCATCGTTGGTAGCTGATAAACCAATTGTGCCGCCTACTCTTAAAAGAGGTAGACCGCCAAAAATAATACATGACATTGATTTATCTAAAGTCGATGAGGTAATCCATGACGCAAAATTTGATGATGGTGTGCGAGGCCAAGCTGGTTCTCGAAAAAACGGACAACGCAGAGCCAACGGGTAATATTGAAGCTGTTGTTACAACTTGGGGTCCACGAGAAGGCGCTGATGGACGCAAGTTCAACTATCAACCTGAAGCATTTATGCAATGGGCTGAGTCATTCAGCAAAGCTGGTCGCCCTCTACCAATGTTTGTAAATCACGAAGCTGATTCAATCCCTGTTGGTGAATGGACTTCATTTGAGTTTGACGAAAAAGGCATGAAAGCCAATGGTCGTTTGTATGTAAATACAACTCAAGGTTCTGATCTGCATCAAGTTATGACCGAATCTCCAAATATGTTTGGTGGTGTGTCTGTTGGTGCTTATGCTGAAGAATATCAATGGACCAAAGAAGACGGTACACCAATGACCGTTGGTTCTGACAATCCATACGAAGATGGATACTTCCAAATCACTAAAGGTGGTTTGCGTGAAGTGTCTGTTGTTATGTACCCTAATAATCCAATGGCAGAAGTTAGCAAACTGGAATATTTCCGTCCTGATGGCACTGCCGATTTAAAAGTTTTGGAGCAAGGCTTGCGTGATGCAGGACTCTCTAAGAAAGATGCGGTCGCTGCCGCATCTACATTCAAGAAGGTCCTAGAACAGCGTGATGTTGTTAAAGTGGCTCTTGATAATGCGACGACTCAGAGCGATTCTGATGCGGAAGCGACCAACGCAGCAATTCTTGAAGCTCTTGAGCAACGTGAATTGTTAAAACTCCTAGATAAACGACTGAAAGGTTAAATCATGTCACAAGTCATTCTTGACAAATTGGACGCAATCGAAGCTAAACAAGCTGAGAGCGTTATGGCTGTTGAAGCCAAAATTCCTGCTGCTGTTGAAGCTGTTAAAGCCGAATTCAGCGAAATGGTTGCTGCTTTGGAAGCCAAAGTTGCCGCTATTCCAGCTCCTGCTGTGCATAAAGAAAAAGCCAAATCTGTTCGCCAAGATGTGAACCGTTCGGTTAAAGAACAACTGAAAGCAATCGCTGACGGTAAGAGTTCTTTTGAGAAACAACTGCAAGTTTTTGCTGATGAATCTCAAATGGAAGCCTATATGTCTGAAGCCTCGGCTCTGACTGGTGGCGGTAACGGTCAAGGTGGTCGCACTGGTTATGACCCTGTGTTTGTCGCTTTGCGTTTGGCTAACCCTATGCGTGGCGTGTCTCGCACTGTGGCTACCGATGGCTCTAGCTATCAATTCCGTGTCAAGACTGGTAACGCTGGCGCTGCTTGGGGCTATGCAATCCAGAACAACGGTTCGGCTACAACTGAAAACACTTCGATCTGGCAATTGGTTTTGCAAGACTTGAACGTTCAGTTCCCAATCCGTACTGCTGCTTTGGACGACATTGATGGTCTGGAAGCTAACGTTGTTGATGACATGCTGGCTGAGTTCGCTCAAGCTGAAGCTCTGTCTATGATTCAAAACAACGACCAAGGCGCTACTAGCTTGCCATACGGCGGCTCTAACGGCTTGCGCGGCTTGAACCAATACGCTGGCGCTAATGCTACTTACGCTGGTGGTACAACTTCTGCTGCTGCTTTTGGCACTAGCGGCACTGGTTCTACAAGCGGCTTGCACAGCTTGGCTACCTATGACCAGTTGACTTCTAACGTGAACACTGTGGGTGCTGCAAACATCACTTACAAAGACGTTGTGAACTTCATCTACGCTTTGCCACAACAATACTGGACCGAGAGCGCCAAGTTCATCGTTAGCCCTGTGTTGTTGGCTCAAATCCGTGGTTTGACAGACAGTAACGGCACTCCAGTGTTTGAGCGTATGTCGCCTCTGGAAACTAACGGTATTGTTGGTCGCTTGTTGGGCTTTGATGTGGTTGTGAACAAGTACTTGGACACTCCATCGCAAACTTCTACTGGCTCTGCTGGTACTACTAGCTTGTACCCAATGTACTTTGGTGACTTCCAACGTGGTCACACGATCATTGACCGTTTGAACATGGTTATGCGTCGCTACGATCAAACACAACCCGGATTTATCACATTTTTTGGTGAAAAACGTCTGGCTACTTCTGTGCGTGACCCTAACGCCATCGTGCGCTATCGCTCGACAGGCACTGCAACCTGATAGTTGCCATTGAGGGGGATTGGGAAACCCTTCCCCCTCTTTTTTAACCATCATTGGAATAACTATGACAATTACCGAAAAAATCCTAAACGGCATCAAACAAGCCATCACAGAAGGTGGAAAAGTAACCATTGACTTGAAAGAAGCATCTGCCTTGACAGGTAGCGGTGATGGTAAAGGTGGTCGTACTTATTTTGATGATGCGTTTGCTGCATTACGTTATGCAAACCCATTTCGTGTGGGCGCACGACAAATTCCTGTAGCTGGCTCATCGGCTCAGTTTGTTGCTAAAACAGGTAATGCTGCTAGTTCTACAAACCCTTGGACTTACGAGTTCACGCCTAACACTGGTTCTCCAAACATCAATACTACGATTTGGCAATTGCCTACTCGTGTGTTGGTTGCTCAACTTCCAATTCGTTCGGCAGTTCTGTCGGATGTGAATTACTTGAATGAAGCAATCATTGAAGATTTAATGCTTGAATTCTCGGCTTTAGAAGCTCAGAGCATGGCGTCTAACAACGATCAAGCTGGTTCTACAACAACTACTACTGGTTCTACCAATGGTTTGCGTGGTTTGAATTACTACCCCGGTGCGGCTGGTGCTTCTGCTGCTTACGGTTCAAGTGGTACTGCAATCACCAATGGTCTGCATACATTAGCTACGGTTGGCAGTTCGCATACTGCTGTTGACGTGGAAACATTGCAAGCTATGGCTGGTGCTTTGCCGCCTCAGTATTGGAATTTGCCCGGTACAGCTTGGCACATGCACCCCACCTACATTACTGCAATTCGTGCCTATGCACATAATGGTGGAACTGGTCCTTATTCGCTGGTTGAAACTGGTGAATTGGGTGAAGGTCCAGCGGTAAATATTATGGGTTTCCCTGTGATTCCAAATCCTTATTTGGACCCTCATGGTACTGCTGGCAACTTCCCTGTGTACCTTGCTAACTGGCCTCGTTTCATGAGTATTGCTGATGTGGAAGAAATGACCATTCAGGCTATGGAACAAACGACCCCCGGTTTCATTACTCTGTTTGCAGAGAAGCGCATGGTTTCCACCGTTCGTGACCCGTTCGCTGGTGTTCGTCTTATCGAGACTTAATCATGCCAGTTGATGCACAACTTGGTTATTTGAATTATGGTGCGCCAACGCGCAATCCATTCAACTACGAAAAGATTGAGCAAATCAGCCGTGATATTTCTACGGCTTGGTTGACTCTTGAAGAAATTACCAATCAATTAAACCTGTTTGGTGATGACAGTCAAAATACATATCTTTCAAGTCTTGAACTTGCTGTTCGCATGGCAATTGAAGACTTCTTGGGAATGTCAATCTTTTCAACGTCATATCGTGTTTGGTACAACTCATCAAGTTTGTACGGAACACCTTTGTCGTTAGATTTGCCTGAAGTTAGTCAGAACTCAGACCCTTTGTTGTCTGGTGTGACGATTGATGCGGTGAAATACTGGAATGACAACAATCCACCTCAATTGATTGTTGTCGCTGAAGATCAGTATTACTACGACAATTCGGGTAATAAAGTTGTGGTGGCTAATTTGCCAACTAACTTGAATAGCTCAATGACTTCACCTGTTATTTGTGAGTACACAACAGCAGCAAACCCATTGGCGGCTTATCCCGTAATCAAACAAGCTGGTTTGTTGTTGTTTACTCACTTGTACAACAACCGTAGTGATACGACTGGTCCAATTCAACATAACATTCCTTGGGGTGTTCAAATGTTGCTTCGTCCATACAAACCATTGGTGATTTAAATGGCAATTGCTCGGTTTGAAAACATTACTGTAAAAAACCTAACTTTTGGGTTGAATAGCTTTGGTGAACAAAGTACAACTCAAACTGAATGGTTTCAAACTCGTGCGCGTGTTCATTCGGTAAAAAATCACGTTAGGATTTCAGATAAATATCGTGTTTATTCTGATATTGTTGAGTTCACTTTGAACTACACACCAAACACTGAAACAATCATTAACAATCAAAATCTTTACTCAATTAATTGGAAGGGATTTGATTGGCGTATTGATAATGTGCGTGAGGCTGATGACCGTATGACTGTTAACGTCCTTTGTGTTCGTAACGACCCTTCTACGGCGGTATAAATGGCACAAATGAATCCTGTTGATTACGGTAAAGCAATTCAGTATCAGTTGTCACAGATTGTGACGCCTGTTCCTGTGTATGCTGCTTTTAACCGTAACTTTGCCACAGAACCTAAGTTTGTAACTTGGATGTTGAGAAACGTTCATCAACCTGTTTACACGGGTCAAAATCAAAGTAACAAAGGTATTGATCGACCAGTCTTTCAAATATCAATTTTCACAACTTTGATTGAAGATGGTTTCACAATTTCAAATCAAGTTTTACAATCTTTGCATGGTTACAGTGGTCAGTTCGGTAGCCCAACGGAAGGCTTTTGGATTTCAAAGGCTGACGTTTTCTGGTTGTACAACAGTTATGACAATGAAACGAAGATGGCTCAAATCTTCCTTGATTGCATAATTGATGTACCGACCTGATAAGACAAGACTTATTCAACCCTTCTAAGGAATCAAAATGGCTTTACCTAACAAAGTTCTTCCCGGCTTTAGTGCTGCGATGTATGCTCAACCCGGCGCAACTCCAACACCTTTGACCTTATCTCAACTGTCCACTTTGGCAAGCACTTCTGCTATTGCTGTTTCTGGTAATTTGTTGAACGTAGAGGCTATTCCAGCTTTCGGTCAAGATGATGCTGTTGCTTCGTTTACTGTTGCTGGCTCTCGTCAATCTGACAAAATCCCAACTCAGTCTGCTCCAACTAGCATGACAATTACAGCAGCTTGGAACCCAAGCGATGCTTCGTTGTTGCAAGTTCGTGCTGATGCTTATTCTGGTGTTATTGATCGCACTTATGTGATTTCTGCAACTGATGGCACAAACATTGTTTATTACGCCTTTAATGGTCGTGCTTCTCAATGGCAAATTGATTCAGCCCCCGGCGCTGAAGCCAAAGCCACATTTACCATTCACCCCCGTGGCAACTTGTACGGTTGGTCAAACAACGCTTAATTGGAGAATAAATCATGGCTGCACCTAACGTAGTTTTACCCGGCTTTAGTGCCTCAATGTGGATGCAGACAACTGCAAATCCCACAGCTTTATCAACTGCTAACTTGTCTGTTTGGACGGGTCAAGTTGCAACGATTGTTGGCACTACTGCTAACGGCACTGGCGCTTCTGGTCTTCAATTGAACGTAGAAGCTGTTCCAGCTTTCGGTCAAGATGATGCAGTCGCATCTTTCATGGTTGCTGGTTCGCGTCAATCAGACAAAATTCCTACTCAATCGGCTCCTACCAGCATGACTATCACTGCTGCATGGAATCCTTCTGACGCTGGCTTGTTGCTGATTCGTGGCGATTCTCAATCTGGCGTTATTGATCGCACTTTTGTTGTTGCTGCTGTGGCTGGTGCAACCACCATTGCTTATGCTTTCAATGGTCGCGTGAGTCAGTTCCAGATTGATTCTGCCCCCGGCGCTGAAGCTAAATGCACCTTTACTGTTCACCCACGAGGCAACCAGTACGGCTGGTCGAACACCTAATGAGCGCACAACTTGACTCAGCAGTAGAGGTTTTGACCTCTACATTTCAATCGCTTGATCTAGTTGCTCGGGCGTTGGTTGTTGATGCAAAAGAAGTTGCTGATACTTTGGCTGCTTGTGAAGAACGAGATACGGCTGAATTTATTGCGCTTTCTGCTTTGGCAAAGTACAACCCCTACACACCACCTCCACCCTCTGTTAAATCAGAAAAATAATATATGACTCAAGACACTACAATAAAAAATACGAATGACTTGTTGGGCTTTTTGGCTCAACAAGCCGAAGGCCGTAAAGACTGGTTTGGGTTTACTCAACAACGTCTTACGGCTGTTTCGTTGGCGCATGAAATTGCCAAAAATCATGCAGACAAGATGACTCCTAAACAAGTTGTGGAATACGCAATTGAGTTGAACGAAGTTATCTATCACAACATCATCAAAACACGATAAGGAAAAGACATGAGTAAGTTTGCTTCAGCATTTGGTGAAAAATACCAATCTGCTTTAAATCAAATCCGCACCAAATCATTTGTGATTGGTAGCTATGAATTTAATGTGCGAGTGCCATTGACAGCAGAAGTTACGGCATTGCAAGAACGAATTACAAAAGTTGAGCCTGAGAAGATTCAAACTCGTTTTGAAGAAATGACAAAAGAGATTCGTACATCTCCTGTCAATGGCGTTGAGATCACTGATGATGATGTGATTATTGACGGAAAATCTACCCGTGAATTAGCAAACGCTGTTCTAATGATGGAGCAACGGATTGTGGAGTACATCCGTTTGTTGGTTCCTGTTAACGGCTCACTGGATGATATTACCTATGCAGAGATTGAGGATGAGTGGCCTTTGTCTGTGCAAATGGAAATTGTTGAGCGAATTGGTGAAGCTATTCAGCCGGGTTACAAGGATTCTCGAAAAAACTCGTAAGGGATAACCGTCAGCAAGCCCGAGCATACGTTTGGGCGCATGGAGGTTGTCCCGACAACATACCAGCGGATGAAATGCGAAACATTGAGATCATGTTTAGTGACGGAGCAATCGGGAATAAGGGCGTTTTACTCGCCCTTAGTACGCTGACTACTGGCAACCTGAATTCCAAGCTAAAACAGGGCGTTAAAGCCTTTACGATCAAAGATGTGTTGCCATCTGCTCATGAATACATCATCCCTCCTTTGAGCGATGAGGAAAAGAAAGCTCAAACCAATCGTGGCTTGTTGGCAATGATGGCAATGGCTCCTAATGCTCCTGAGTCTTTCCGTGAAAGGGTTGCAAATGCCAACGATCTTTAAGACTGAGGGATTTGAGGAATTAGAGCAACAGCTTCTTGATCTTGCAAACGGGTTTCGTGGTGATTTGGTAATGAGAAATACAGTCACCAAAGCGGTAAGAGTAGCTATGGAACCCGTATTGTCAAGCGTTATAGCAAGAGCGCCATACGATGAAAAAAACACAGGACCAATTCATTTAAGAGATACGGCAAGAATTGATGCTCGTATTCCCACGGCTGGCGACAGAAAATCTGAATATGTATCGCAAACAGATGCGGTAATTGGTGTTGTCTCTGTCAAGAAAAGTGCAGTTTCTTTGTCACAAGAGTTTGGTAACGCTAGAACAACGGCTCAACCTTTTTTGCGTGTTTCTTTAGAAAGTAATAGAGACAATATCATCAACACATTAAAATCAGAACTGGCTGTGAGCATCCCTGCTTACGCAAAAAAATTAGCCAAACGGAAGATTTAACATGGCAGCATCTCAAAATATCGCTCGACTTGGTATTGTTCTTGGCTTGGATTCTGGCGAACTTGTTACCAAGATTGAAGAAGCTCAACAAAAGTTTGGAAAATTTAAAGCTCAAATTAAACGAGACAGCGAAGATGCCGCCAAGGAAATTGCTCGCCTTGAAAGTGCCACCCGTAACTATGGAAAGACAATAACCGAAGTTGAAAAGGTTGAAGAACAGATTCGTCTTGGCAAATACAAAAATCAGCCAGAAATCATCATCAACAATCTTAAGGCTCAAGCTGCCGCTTACGACAAAGTTGCGCAATCCGCTAAAGCAGCGGAGCAAGCAAAGATGGGCAAATCTGGAGGTTTAACTCAATTTCAAAGTCAAGCATTGATGTATCAAACAACTGATACTGTTACTAGCTTGCTTGGTGGTCAAAATCCAATGATGGTTTTGTTGCAACAAGGTGGACAACTTAAAGATCAGTTTGGTGGTCTTAAGCCTATGTTTGCAGGTATTTCTGCGGCAATCAGTCCAATGATGTTGGGAGTTGGTGCTTTAGCTGCAACAGTAGGCTCTCTTGGTTTGGCAATGTATAAAGGCGCTCAAGAAAGTAAAGCATTTCAAAATGCCATGATCTTGACTGGTAACTTTGCTGGAATTTCTGAAGCTCGTTTTAATGGATTGGCTGAAACCATTAGCTCTAGATATAACCAATCAATTGGTTCGTCTAGAGATGTAATGCAAGCTCTTGTTGCGTCTGGTCAATTTACGTCTACATCGATGAATTCAGTGGCTAGTGCAATTGCGCGTGTTGCTGATTTGTCTGGTTCTGCTGCTTCTGATATTGCTTCTCAATTAATTCCATCTTTAGATGGTTCTACATCATCTGCAAAACGATTAAATGACACATATCATTTCTTGACTTTAGCTCAATACAAACATATTGAATTATTGAATGAGCAAGGTAAAACTCAAGAGGCTATTGCTTACACAGCAGATGCTTTGACTAACAAACTGGATGCTCAAGGTAAAAAACTTGGTTATCTTGAAAGCATGTGGAAGTCTTTTAGAGACACTGCTGGTGACGTATGGGATTGGATGAAAAGTCTCGGCAGGGACAAAGACCCTGCTATTGCTGCTTTAGAGGCTCAATCAAAACATTTATCTGAATTGTTTGCTAGTCCTCAATTGTTTAGCAAAGATGTTGTTGCTAAAGCTATTGAAAAATACAAAGAACTTGCTGCTGTAGTGCAAGCAGAGGAAGATAAACGAAATCAAGTAGCTAAAAAAGCAGTTGAAGACCAAAGAAAAATTGAAGATTACTCTGCTACAGGCGGTGGAGATAGCCGTAGAAAATTAGCTCTTGAGCGAGCTAAGTTAATTTCAGATATTAATTATCAAGAAACTGCTACTGGTCTTGATCGTATTGCTACTTTGCAAGCAAAACGAGATAAAGATATTGCTGATGTACGCGCAAAATTAGCCGCAGAATCACCTCAAAGAATGAGGTCAATGGGATGGGAACTTGAAAAGAATGCTATTCTTGAAGTTTGGAAAATTGAAAGCCAATACAGCAAAGATGTTCAAGCTATTTCTGATGAACAAAAGAAAAAATGGGAAGATAAAGCTGTAGCTGAAGAAAACGCAATTGAAAAAGAGAGGGAACGTTTAGAGTTTCTGAAGGCTAATCTTTTAACTTCTAAAGAAGATATGGAGATTGAACTCGCTCGTTTAAAGGTTCGTCAAGAATTAGCAAATCTTGATCGTGAAAAAAATATGATGCCAGCAGATAAAGAAAAAGCCGCATCAAGAATAAAAGACATTGCAGAACAAAATGAAGCATTAATCCGTCAAGCTCAAGAATTAAAAATGCTTCAAGATATGAATCAATCTGTCTTTAGCAATATGGGAAGTGCTTTAGATAATTTTGTTCGTACTGGAAAACTATCATTTAAAGATTTGACTCGTAGCATTATTCAAGATTTGTTGAGTATTGCAATGAGGGCGCAAATGACGTCTATGTTTAAAGGTTTTAGTTTTTTTGGTGGAGGAACTGGAACTTTTCAAGATGTTGGTGGTATGGGAGCCGCTGGTGCTGCTGCCATGTCAGAGCTTGGAATCCCTCACGCTGCTGGCGGCACAGTAACCCCCGGCACTTCTTACCTTGTCGGTGAAAATGGCCCTGAGTTGTTTACATCTGGAACATCTGGTTCAATCACTCCTAACAACGTTATGAATGGCGCAATGGGTGGTGGACCAAGCGTTGTTTATAACGGTCCATACATTGCCAGCATGAGTGCAATTGATACACAATCAGGTGTTCAATTTTTGGCTAAAAACAAACAAGCGGTTTGGGCTGTGTATCAGTCTGCTAACCGTGGTGTACCAGTAACCCGATAAGGATAGATCATGGCAGTTCCAAATACATTTGCAACAAGAACAACTCCAATTCCTTTAAGTTTGCTGGATGCAGACTTTGCGTATTACGATGCGGCGTTTTCTATTTCTGGAATTAATATTACTTTTGCTGGTGCTATTACAGTAACAGGCGGCACAGCAAACGGCGTAGCCTACCTCAACGGTTCTAAGGTGCTGACTACTGGTAGTGCGCTGACGTTTGATGGGACGAATTTTGGTGTTGGCCAAGCAAGCCCAATTGCGAAATTAGATGTGTTGGGTGGCAATGCACGAGTAGCTCTTGGTGCAGGTTCTAGCGCAACCTTTCGTGGCTATGAAATAGCCTCTGCCACCACTGTATTTGCAAGCATTAAAGCCGAATCAAGCGGTGGTGAATTGCGTGTTGAGTCGGGATTTTCTGGATTTGGAGGGTTTTCCACGTTTTATACCAACGGCTCCGAACAAATGCGCCTAACCAGCACAGGTCTGGGTATTGGGACGAGTTCGCCGGGAAACAAACTACACGTTAACGGCTCTGGTGATATTGTAAGGTTTACCAACGGATCTAACAGTGCTTATTTTGCTTTAGATTCGGCGGGGTTTACATTGTTTACCGGCGCAGGACAAACAGGTAATGGACTGTATGCTAAGGCTTCAGATAATTCTTTACAGTTATGGACTAACAGTAGCGCGAAAGCGTATCTCGACTCCGCAGGCAACCTAGGCTTGGGAGTTACTCCTAGTGCTTCAGCTATTTTGGATGCGCAAAGTACCACAAAAGGTGTACGTTTTCCAAATATGACAACAACACAAAAAAATGCTATTTCTAGTCCTGCAACTGGATTGATGGTATTTGATACCACACTTGCAAAACTTTGCGTTTATTCTGGCGCTGCTTGGCAAACCATTACATCAATTTAAAAGGAAACACCCTCATGACAACAACTTTCAAATGGGCCATCCCCGAAACCGACTACCTAACTTCTGATGGTTTCATCACAGTGGCACATTGGACTTGCACAGCAACAGACGGCGAGTTTTCAGCTCCTGCTTATTCAACCTGTTCATTCCCTGCTGGTACACCTGCAACCCCTTATGCTCAAGTTACAGAGCAAGACGTTCTTGGTTGGGTGTGGGCTAACGGTGTAGACAAAGAAGCCACAGAAGCCAGCCTGCAAAGCCAGATTGACCTGCAAAAGAACCCTGTGCAAGCCGCAGGTGTTCCTTGGGCTACGGCATAATGTAATCTTCATTAACCAAGGAAAAGATATGACAGAAATCACAGTTACATTGTTTGAACAAGAATTGACTCAAATCATTCAAGTTCTCAATCAATTGCCAACAGGTACAGGTGCTTATCCGCTAGTTCAAAAACTTGCGGCTCAATTGCCAGAACCTGATAAGACTACCAAAGAGTAAACATGAGCCTGCAAACTATTCTTTCTGTCGCTGAAACGGTTGGCATTAATGACCGCAAGTTTGCAGGCCAAATGCTTTCTCGCAATATGCGAATTAGCACATCACAGATTTTGACTGTGCAACCTTTTGAGTTCACCATTAAACCGATGAACTATTTGTTGCTTTCTCAGAATCGTGCTGTGCTTTCTGCCTTGCGTATTGCTGATCGTATTAACGAACAATACTTGAATTTTGGTTCAACTGGATGGTTAAATTACATCAAGTACCAAGGTGATATGACTGGCCCTCAAGCAGCAGCGTGTCAAGTTCAAACAGTATCTACTGGTTCAACAATTGTTCTTGGTTCATTGCCTTCTATTTCAAGTTCTGCTTACATTGTTAAGACAGGCGATTTCATACAGATTAATCGTTACGCTTACATTGCAACTTCGGATGTGCAACGTGGTGGCGGTTCAACTGTAAGCATTCCAGTTCATCGACCATTGATTACTACTGTAGCAACAGTTACGGCGGCTGTAATTGGTCAATACGGAACAACAACATCATTGGGTGGTTCTACATATACAGGAATCACTTTTCCTGTTATTTTGCGGGAATATCCGACTTATACATTAGTCCCAATGACAAATGACAGTTTTCTTTCTTGGGACGGTGGCTTTAAAGCAATTGAGGCGGTGCTGTGAACAACATTGAACCAGTACAAGGTACAAACACGATTCGTTATGCCGACTTTATGCGGCTTACAGTTGGTGGTGTTGTTTATTTGTTTGCAACAACTCCAACTAATATAACAATTTCTGGTGTTGGAACTTTTACTGGTTTAAGTCAGTTAGTTAGTGTTGGTAGCGTTCAAAGAGATATTAAAAGTACAGCTAATGAAACCACAGTTTCCTTAGTTGGAATTGACACGGCAATGCTTGGCCTAGTTCTTGGCTCAAACATTAAAGGTTCTAAACTAGAGCTTTGGCATGGGTTTTTTGATTCTGACAATCAATTAATTACATCATCCCAAATACCTTGGATTAATGATTATCTAAGTATTGTTCCTTGGACAAACAACTCAGGAACTGTTATTGATTGGACTGCTTCAGGTTTAAACAATGGTCTTTATCAATATTTCAGTGGTTTTGTAAATTCATTTACTATCAGTGAAAATTGGATGGAAGAAGTCCGAATGTTTACTGGTACAGTTTCAATTAGCGCATCTAGCTTTCAATTGGTTTTGCAAAATAGAACTGCCGGACGTTATACAAACAACAATTCATGGCAGAACTTTGCACCAACTGATACATCAATGAACCGTGTTAATTTCATTGAAACCATCAACTATTACTTTGGCAAAGATGCGCCCAATAATTCGTGATGCTTCTCCATTTGACATTTCAGTTATCTTGGATATGCTGAGAAATTATCGTGAAAAAACTCCTTTACCATTTTTGACAGAAGCGGATAATGCAGAGTACATCACACGATTGTTGACTGAATTGATGGCTGGTAAAGGTTTGGTTTTGTTGGCAGAAACTGACAAAATAATTGGAATGTTGATTGCTGGCATCAATCCTAGTTTGTGGTCGCCAAAGCATTTCCTAATGACTGAAATGGCTTATTGGGTTGAGCCAGAAGCAAGGGGTAGCTCTGCGGGTTATCGTTTGTTGGCTGAGTACCAACAAAGAGGTTGTGAGTTGAAAATACAAGGTCGCATTTGCAATTTTGTAATCAGTAAAATGGTGAATAGTCCAGACCTTCAGTATGATAGGTTTGGTTTCAAGAAACTAGAAGAATTTTGGGTGAGTTAATATGCCGGGTTCATTAATTGCAGGTTCGGTTTTTGGGCTTGTAGTTGCTGATGGCTTTGCCTATTACGCAACTGCTTTTGCCATCAACATGGTTGCTTCATCAATCATTGCAAAAGCGTTTGCGCCTGATTCAAATCAGAACTATGCTGGAGATCAACAAAACCCCGGCAGTCGCTCACAAGTCGCCCCTAGTGGCTCCAATAAAGTGCCTGTTGTTTATGGCTCTGCTTATGTTGGTGGCATTGTTACTGATCTTTCCATTACTTCAGATAACCAACAGCTTTACTATATTTTGACTTTGGCTGAAGTTACAAACACAGAACAAGGTGGTTCCCCTGATACTTACACATTTGGCAATGTGTATTTTGGCGGTAAGAAATGTGTTTTTGACCCTGTTGACCAATATAAAGTCACAGGTCTTTTGGATGAATCAACTGGTTTAACAGATACAACTGTAGCTGGAAAGATTGAAATTTATCTGTATAAAAACGGGTCTAATTCTCCTGTTAATAGTACTTTTTCTGCTGTGTCCGTTATGAGTTCATCGGGACTCGTATATCAATGGGACAGTAACAAATTGATGACCAATGTGGCTTTTGCAATTGTTAAGTTGACATATAGCAACACTGCAAATATTCATGGTCTTCAAGCAACTAAATTTCAAATTACCAATAGTCGATATAACCCCGGCGATTGTTTTCAAGACTATTTAACCTCTGAGCGTTATGGCGCTGCCATACCTCTAGAAAGCATTGACACAGCAAGTCTTAATTTGTTGAACACATACAGTAGCGGCATTTGTGTTTACACAGACTATAACGGCGGCGTAACAGGTCAAACACGATTTAGATTTGATGGCACATTAGACACATCACAATCAATTATGACTAATCTTCAGATTATGTCTAGCTGTTGTGATTGTTTATTAAAATACAATGAAATAACAGGAACTTGGGGCGTAATCGTTCAAGAGCCTGTTTATACAGCAGTTGCAAATTTAACTGATTCAGACATTATTTCTGGAATTCAAATTTCTCCAATTGATATTGCTAGTAGCTTTAATATTGCTGAAGTTAAGTATCCAGACTCTACTTCTCAAGATTCATTTAACTCTGTCACATACGATTTGTCGGTAATCAATCCATCATTGATGTACCCAAATGAACCTGTTAATAAACAATCAATCAATCTTCCACTTGTAAACAATAACGTAAGGGCGCAACTTCTTGCTAATCGTTTTTTAGAAAGTGCAAGAGAAGATTTGCAAGTTAAATTTACTGTAAATTTTATTGGTCTTCAATATGAGGCCGGTGATATTGTTACGGTATCAAACACAAATTATGGATGGACTTCTAAACCATTCCGTATAAGTCAAGCAATTGAAAATTTTGGGTCTGATGGAACAATTACAGTCACTTTGACTTTGATGGAATACAACCCTGCTGTTTATGATGATGCCAACATCACTCAATTCAGTCCATCCCCTAATACTGGCATTGGTTCTCCATTAGCATTTGGAACAGTTCCTGCTCCTACTGTTTCTAATTTACAGCCTTTAATTACCAATCCTTCTTTTGGTGTAAACATAACTTGTGCAAGTTCTGGAATTGTGCAATATGCTGAAGTTTGGTATTCAGCTTATTCAAACCCTACTGATGCTCAAAGGATTTTTGCTGGAACAACTACGATCAATCCAAGCGGTTCACCATTTGCGCCTAGTTCAAACATGGGCACTGTTACTTTATCTAATATTCCAGCAGGAAATTGGTATTTTGCAGTAAGGATGGTTAACTCTTTAGGCTCTAGTAACTTTTCAGCGTCTTCCAGTGTTTTGCAATGGAGACCAAGTACTTTCCAATATTCAAGTCAGTATTTAATTGTTGCTTATGCAACCAATATTACTGGTACAACAGGATTTTCTTCTTCTCCAACTAATGCAACTTATTATGGGTTGTATAACTCTTCAAACTCTAATTTCTCAAACACGCCATCTGATTACACATGGTATTTAGCGCCTGTGGCTTTTGGAACAAGTGCGTATTTGCTATATTCCAACAGGACAGGCAGAAAATTTAGTTTCAGCACTGGCACTGCTGCTCAAGCATCTGGCACTGCGGCTTTTGTTCCAACTCAAACATCTATTTACGACCCTTCAATTTGGAGTGGTTTACCAAGTGGAACAAACTATATTGATTTAGATGTTCGTACTGGTCAATTGATTGAAACAGGAACTACAAACATTGGTTCCGGTGAAATTGCTATTACAAACAACACAGATGGAAAAGTTGTTGCATCACTTTCTCAATTGTTGAATTTTGGTGCTGGTGTTCAAACGTTAACTGGTTCTGCTTCTTCAATCACCATTGATATATATGGTCGAGTGTTGGGTTTCTTAACCCCTGATGGTTTTTATTACACTCGTTATGATGCTGTTGCAACATCTGGTCAAACTGTATTTACACCAACAGCTAGACAAGCAAACTATATTACTGGAATGGATTTAGTTTTCCAGAATGGAACTTTGTTAGACACAACTGAATATACAGAGAGTAGTACAACAGTTACATTGGGAACTGGAGCCACTGTGAATGACAGGATAACAATTCTTTCAATGAGAGCAATTAATCAAGGCATCACATTTACAGCATTAAATATTCAGGTGTCTTCCGTTGCAACAGCAACTGTGACATACACAAATCTTCCATATCAAAACGTGGTTGCTGGTGATGTTCATACGTTCCTAAATACTGGAACTCCAACGCAATACACTGTGTCTTCATACAATGCGGCAACAAAACAAATTGTTTATACAGCTTCTGTAACTGGTGTTACTGCTGGTCAAAACATTTATCTTTATAAAACCAACGGACAAAGTTACCGCGCATTTAGTCGATGGACTGCCACTTTGTCAGCATCTGCATCTTATACGCCTACAACATGGGCTATTGATAGTGGCTATGAAAAACCATTCTTAAATGGTTCTTCTTTGAACGATCAAGATTACGACATTGTTTCTGGTGCATTAACAAACTTCCCTGCTTCTGCGACTGGAAATTTGACATTTATTCAGTTTACAGACAACAATTTAACAACTCCTATTGGTAATCAGTCAAGTATTGCAGTTAATACAGTTATTGGTCAATCCACATACAATTTCAACATGGACCAAAATGCTTTTGAGTTGTATAACAATGGAATGTTGCAAATCTTGACTTCTGATTACACAACTGCATCTGGCTCTTATACGTTAGGGACGGCTCCAACAAGCAGTCTAAACATTCTTCAACAAACAACATACAACCGTACAGGGGCAGCATAATGACTCAATCGTTTAATTTAGCTTTATTTGCTAACAATTTGAATTCATCTGGTCAGGTTAATGCTGACAATGCGATTTACAACACTGTTAACGTAGCTAACGGTGGAACTAACCTTTCATCAATTCCTTCAAACGGTCAATTACTGATTGGCAATGGTAGCGGTTATTCACTAGCTAATTTGACATCAGGAACTGGTGTTTCTATTACCAATGCTGCTGGAGCAATTACTATTGCAAGTGCAGTCTCAAGCGGTTCTGGAGGTCAGGTATTTACAACGGCTGGAACATTTACTATTCCATCAAACATTACTTCATTAAAGATAACTTTGATTGGTGGTGGTGGTGGCAGTGGTGGTGCTTTGGGTTTAGGGATTGTTCCAGATAACATTGCAACTACAAGTGGAAATGGTGGTATTGGCGGTGCAACCATTAAATTTTTAACAGGTTTAACACCCGGCTCAACATTAACAGTTGCCGTTGGTGCGGCAGGTGCTGCTGGTACAAGTTCAGGCAATGGCGGCACAGGCGGAACATCTAGCGTTGCAAGTGGAACGCAAACAATCACAACAATTTCTGCTAATGGTGGTGTTGGTTCTTTGTATAGAAATTCTGGTGGTAATGGTACTGCTGGTGCAGCAGGCGCAACAACAAACGGTTCTATTGCTTCATCTTTAATTTTTGGTTTTTACGGCACTTCTGGTGCTGGCGTTTCTTCACAAGACTCTAGCTCTCCTACTGCTGGTCAAGCTGGTCAAGCGGGTGTTGTTGTTTTTGAGTGGTAATTAAAACTTTAATTAGGGTAGTTGTAAAATCAATTACTCTAAAACATTAGGACTTGAAATGGCTACGATTGATTCAACAGATGCTCGTTTAAATTCTCACGAAGCGGTTTGTGCAGAACGATATGAGCAAATTAACGCTCGACTTAAACGCATTGAATCAATTATTATGAAAGCATCTGCTGTAATGCTCATAAGCATGACGGGTGTAATCTTCACATTCCTACTGCATAAGTAATGTGGACCCTTTTACCGCTATTGCCGCTTTACGAGCCGCTTATAGTGGTATTCAGTACTGTTGCCAAGCCTTGGGCGAAGGTAAAGTTGAAGTTCAACGCATCAAAAAGGCTGTTGAAGACGCAAAAGAAATTGCAGAAGACGTTAGTGGAATTTGGTCCACTATCAAAAGTTTGTTTAGTGGAGCGCCAAAGCAAAAAGAGACTCCACAAACAGATTTATCACGCACAGCGACTCCACAAAAAGACGAATACACAGATCACATCCCTGATGAGGATGAGATTGTTCAACAGTTTGTCAAGCACTTGGGTGTGTTCTTCAAGAACCATCACGACCTTGTTGAGTACACCGAAAAACGTTATCAAGAAGTCTTTGCAAGCGCTAACCCTGACCAAACACAAATCCTTGAACTGACAACGCTTCAAGCAGAAGTTGATAGCGCTTACATGAAGTTAAGCGAAACAATGCGAGTTAGAGCGCCAGCACAACTTGGACCTATTTGGACTAAGTTCAATGAGATGAACAAAAAGGTTTCTAAAGAGCGTGCTGCAAGAAAAGAACGAGACAGAATAAAAAAACAACAAGACAATTCAAAGCGTGATGAAGAATATATAAACAGAGTTGAGTTAGGAATGGGATTGTTTGTAACAATGCTGTTTCTATTGGAGTTGTGGGCGATATGGATAAATTTATTTATCGTGGAATGATAATTCTGGCCTGTTTAATTCTTGCGGTTGTTTTGACATTTACACCTGTTCTTTTGAAGATGTACATGGACACCAGAAAATCCGAGATGAGAATGGAACGTAAATTTAAAGACTTTGAACAAAAACTTGAGAAACTTGAAAGGAAGAAAGATGAATGATTTACTTAATCTTCTTAAAGGTGTTGCGCCTACTCTTGCTACTGCTGTGGCTGGTCCTCTTGGCGGGGCTGCTGTGTCTGCTCTTGCTTCCAAGTTTGGTGTGTCTGACTCTGTGGAATCTGTTGCCAAAGCTATCGCAGGAAATCCAGAAGCAACAGCGAAATTGCAAGAAATGGAATTAGAGTTTTACAAAGCAGAGCAAGGAAACCTCACAGAGCGATTAAAAGCAGATATGGCATCTGACTCTTGGTTGTCAAAAAACATTCGCCCTATGGTGCTAATATTCCTTTTGGTAGCATATAGTGGTTTTGCTGTAGCTTCAATCTTTGGCTTAGAGACTCGTGGGGCTTACGTTGAGTTATTGGGTCAATGGGGAATGCTTGTTATGAGTTTTTATTTTGGTGGTCGAACAATGGAAAAAATTGCAGATAAGGTAGGTAAAAAATGAATGACTTTCAACAATCAATAATTTCAATTGCAAGAGTGATGGCATATACATTGTGTTTTGTCATTATTGCAATGACATTAAGTTTGCTTGGTGGACTGTTTATGCCAAACAGCGTAATTGATAACAAAGACATTTTCCCAATCATTGCTCCAGCTTTCAGCACCATTATTGGCGGCTTTATTGGTTGGTTGGCTGCTATCAAAATCAATAATGCAATTGAAGACAAGATCGATGCAGATTAAACACGGAGACACAAGACAAGATGGATTTCGTTTTTCTGGATATACAAAAAGCGGTAAAGAACATTGGTTGAGTCCAACGGTCTGGGCTAAAAGGTATTATTCCACCATGACTTTTGAAGATAAAGAAAAAGCTAAAAAGAAAGCAAGAGAATATTACGCAAGAAACTCAGAAAAACAAAAATTGCACACAAAAAAATGGAGAGAAAAAAATCCTGAAAAAGTAAAACAACAAAAAGATGCTTGGTTGCAAGTGCCTATTAATAGAATAAAAAACAATTTGTGCATGAGAAAACAATATGCAGAAGAAAATGATATTGAATTTTCTATAGAAATCAATGATTTATTGCCTTTGCCGCAATATTGCCCAGTTTTTGGTATTAAATTAAATTATCAAGGAAACAAAGGGCAAAAAGGTTTTGTAGATGATTCTCCATCAATTGACAAAATTGACCCAAAAAAAGGCTACGTCAAAGGAAATGTCCAAATAATTTCTTGGCGTGCTAATCGCATAAAATCCGATTCAACAATCCAAGAACTTGAAACCCTTGTTATGTTTTTGAAAGGAAATAAAATTGCAGATCACGCCTAATTTTTCTTACGAAGAGTTGGTCCACACCGACCGCCGTGAGTTAGATAACACTCCAACCAATGCAGAAAAGTGCATCGTAGACGGCAAAGAAGTCTTGATTGATGCTGTGGCTAACCTACCTCGTTTAGCAAACTTTCTTGAGCAAGTAAAGGCTTTGCTTGGTGGTAAACCAATTATGGTTAATTCGGCATTTCGATCTGAGGAGGTGAATAGTGCTGTTGGGTCAAAGAATACAAGCGACCATCGTCGTGGATGTGCTGCTGATATTCGTGTGCCGGGTATGACTCCTGATGAAGTAACCAAGGCCATCATTAACAGTGGGTTGCCCTATCAACAAATCATTCGAGAGTTTGACAGGTGGACCCATGTGGCAATTACCACCAATGAAAGCGATGTTCCAAAGAAGTCCAAGCTAATCATTGATAAGCAAGGCACAAGACCTTACGCTTAATCCATCCATAAAAGGGCTACAACCACAAAACACAAAGCAATTCCAAGCAACACTCCTATCAAGAGTATGCAAATTATTGCGGCAATGTTTGACATGGTTAAGCCCTTTTGTTAACTGTTCAATGTTTTTGATTGCTTCTTTATTTCACCTTCAAAACTAATCTTTGAACAATCCAATACGATTGATTTAGAAGGTTGTCTAGTTGGCAAAGAAACATGACTTTTTGCTCTAACTAACTTTTTTTTGTTTTTGTGCCATTCTTCAACTTTAGGCCAAACAGAAAGATCAGCAATTACGGTTTTTATGGTTTCATCATTTTTGGTCTTTTTTGATCTGGACTGTTTTTCATTTGAATGAAGCATGGTTCAACACCTTTTTCTCTTTGTTTATCAACCCATTTGGTCATTTTGTTTTGATGGGTTTTCTGCTTTTGCAACTCCATCGCAAGGCTTGGTTTCGTGAAGTCGATTGTGAATGCGTTTGTCATTTTTATTCCCAAATATTCGGTCAAAGTTTTCTTGAAATTGTTTATCTGAAACACTGAATGGTCTTGGCGAACTGCCTTTTCCTGCATCATTCATTTGGAGGCTTCCTATATTCAAATAAGTTTTTTGCTTCTGGATATTTATCGGCAAACATTCTTGCCATGTGTGGAACTGCATCATTGTTTATTTTTAATCCACCAGATGCTTCACGCAAATTTGTGTGGTGTCTTAAAAACTCAATAATTGTTCTGGCTGAGTAATGTTCATATCCCATATTTTTTACCTTAATTGCTTCTGTGCAAAAGGCATTAAATATTGAACGATTTTCATTTAGCCATTGGTCAAATTCATGTTTTGTCATGTTTAAGGTGGGGTACTCACAGTTTCTAAAAAGTGCGGGAATATCCACATGCCACTTAGTACGGGAACTGCTTTCCCCCTTTAATCATTTGATTTGCAAACGATCTTTGCGAACGATCTGAGCGCCCTTTACAGCTTCACCAGCAAGAATTGCATTCTTGATCTTGGTTTTGCTTGGTTCTGGCGGCTTAGGGTCATTGCAAAGTTCCAAAGGAAAGATTGCTCCTTCCTCAATCTCAATAGAAGTATCTCGATCAATGTACAGCTTTACCTCAAATGAACCATCATCGGCTTTGATTTCATTGATACCCGAAAACTTCATGTTGTCAACAAGGTATTGACGAAGCCTTTCAGCTTTGTTTTCCCGTGATGTTTGCAACGCTTTAATTCGCTTGATTGCAAATTTAGCTTGCTCTGCTTCAAGTTCAGTATTCAAAACATAGGCGGCAACCTGTGTGATTTTGCTGCCAAGCTGCACACGGAATTCTTCAAACTCAGGTTTGGCAATGCCATCTTCATCAAACAAGTCGTCAAGCTGATTGCGGAAATCGCTTGCTAGTTGATAGAGCGAAGTCATTAGAAGCCTTTGTTGGCTGATGCAGCTTCAGCGTATTGAGGTGATGTTTTGATTGAATCTTTCAACCAATCAGGCAATGTTTCAAAAGTGTCCCAATCAGCATCATCAAGGTTAAACACAACAGGAGCATGACAAGCCTCTGGCTTCATGTTCTTAAACTCTTTTGGCAATGGAGTAATGGCGGCAATGTTGGTGTACTTCTTACCGTCTTTTTCGCTGGTGGTGATGTTCAACATGCAATAAGCATTGATAACGTCACTAATGTCAAAGCCAGCAAGTTCTTCAGGGTTAAAGTCACGACCCCGCCAAGAGGCCAAATCCTTGCGTAGACCAGCTTTTTCACTAAGGGATAGGGTGTAGGTCTTACCAATAGTCATTGGCTTCATTTGACCGTCTACTTCAATTGTCAACGGTGTACCGTCATCTTCTTCACCAAAGACTTCCCAAGCAAATCGAATCTTGTGTTGAATCTTTTCGCCATACTGCCCATTGGTCATCTGTTCACCCATGTCTACCAAAAGGTAGCAACGAGCAATATATGAACCAGCAGGAATACGTTTGAAGTCCTGACCACCACTGTCTTTTGCAATAAATCCCATTTTGTTTCCTTTGTAAAACCGCAGTTAAAGGTCTGCGGAAAACCCTTTTTTTATTTTTTCAAGCAAATTGCGCTGTTGATACATGATTTGTTCAGATTGATCTAACAAATCTGTTAATTCTCGGACTGTCGCCTCTAAATAACCAACTCGAAAAGCATATCTATCAGCATCATTTGATGAAATAAACAAATTAGCAGCTTCTTTTGCTCTGTTAATTAAAAGTTCAGCGTCCATACATTAACCATTGTTTGAATTTAGATTGTTTTTTGTACGGTCCTTCAATAGCAGGTTGAACCATACACCAAGTTCCATCATTAAAAAAACGAATTCGTTGAGACAAAATTAACATTTTTAAACCTTTGTAAATTACATTACGGATTCAATAGCGTTTAAGTACTTTTCAGCTTTTTTGGTAATCAAGATGTATTTTGTGCGACGGTTTGGTTTTTTGTACGTCAAAGATATGTAACCAGCATCTTCAAGCATGTAAATTTTTCGATGGATTGTTGCTGGTGAAAGAAAACCAGAATTCATTAAATGACCAATTGTGTAAGGCTCGTACTTGTATTCATGTACAGCAATTGTTTCAAGCAATTTTTCACAATCTTGATCGCAATCAAACTTGATTGTTGCTTTGATTTCTACAAATTTTAGGTAGTGTTTCATGTTGTGTCTTATGTTGTCGTCCTGATTGGACAAGTCAAGTATACACAACTAAACATAGAAAAACACACACAAGCAAAAAAAAGTTGAAGATTGTTAACGGTTGATGCAAATCAACTACAATGCAACCATGAAAAAAGCAGACGCTATCAAACTGGCTGGCAGTGCCATCAAACTTGCTAAGGTGCTAGGCATCACAAAAGGTGCTGTGTCTCATTGGGGCGAAGACATTCCCAAGGGACGAGAGTATGAATTACGATACATACGACCTGATTGGTTTACAGAGAAAGAGAAGGGGACAGCATGAGTTCATTTGCAGAGTTAGAGTTGGCGGTCATTCGTTGGTCGGAAGATCGAAAAATCATCCCTAACAGCACACCGCTTGCTCAAGCTAAGAAGGCCAAAGAAGAAGTTCAAGAGTTGTATGACGCCTTAGTTTTAAATGATCGCAAAGCCGCCATAGATGGAGTTGGAGATACCGTTGTTTGTTTGCTTAACGTGTGCGCACTGATGGACGTTAACTTAACCGATTGCCTTGAAGCTGCTTATGACGAAATCAAATTTAGAACTGGAACTATGGGCGCTGATGGAATTTTTTATAAGGATGTGATATAGTTCTTGAAAGACGCTTGGCGGCGTTTCTCAGTAGGGTTACACATGCTGTCTGCTGGTACTGAGCCAGTCCGCCAACGTATCCTCCTTAAAAAAGAGAGTACGAGACAGCAGGTGTAGCCCTTTTTTTTGGATTAAAAATGGCAAGAATAAGAACGATCAAGCCTGAATTTTTCAGGCATGAAGGTCTTTATGAGGCGGAAATAAAGACGAAATTACCTTTGCGGATTGCTTACGCTGGTCTTTGGACTTCATGTGATCGAGAGGGAAGATTCAAATGGCGACCAAGACAACTCAAACTTGATTCGCTTCCTTATGATGATGTTGATTTTTCACGCGTACTCGACGCGTTGCAATCGCGTGGATTTCTTGTCAAGTACGAGATTGATGGCGACCAATATGGAGCAATTCCTTCTTGGAAAAGTCATCAAGTTATCAACAACAAGGAATTGGCCTCAATTTTGCCAGAGCCACCAGAATCCTTAATTGAATCAAGTACTTACACGCGTGAATCACGCGTAGATGACGCGATGCTCACGCCACTTAATCTAGATCAAGGGGAAGGGAAAGGAAAGGAAGGGAAGGGGAAAGGAAAGGAAGCAGCTAACGCTGCGGCAACTGTCGTTGCCTGTCCACCAGATGTTGATAAACAAGTTTGGGATGATTGGGTAGCACTTCGTAAAGGTAAAGGCGCAAAGGTTACAGAAACGGCTGTAAGTGGCGCAAGGCTTGAAGCAGAAAAAATTGGTTGGACACTTCAACAATTTCTTGTTGAATGGTGTACTCGTGGCAGTCAGGGCTTAAAAGCTGAATGGATTGTTGGTAAACAATCCCCTGCTGACAAACGCCAAAGCCACATGGCTCAGTTGACTCGCGGAATGTCAATCCCTAAGCCTCAACCTTTTTGGTCAAAACCTGTAACCGTTATTGAGGAGATTCCAAATGTGGAACCAAAACGACTTTTGTAATGCCGACTTTGGCTTTGATTACATCTTTAGCACCATGAACGCAATCTACGGCGCAAGGTTTGAGAGTAACTGGCAAAACGTAGATGCTGCAATCATTCGTCAAGTATGGAAAGAGCGTTTAGGTCGTTTTTTGACATACAAGCCAAGCCTTGACTATGCTTTAAGCCACCTTAAAGGTGAGTTTCCACCAAGTGCTATTACGTTTCGGGATATGTGCAATGCAGGGCCAAACATTCCTGATAAACCAGTTATTGCAATTGCACAACAAAAGACAAAAGCTGAGATTGAAGAAGGTGAACGCGTAAAGGCTGATTCTCTTGCAAGACTTGCAGAACTTAAAAAAACATATAGGGGGGTACATGAATGAGTTGGCTTTATTCGCAGGCGCTGGTGGAGGAATACTTGGGGGAAAACTTCTCGGATGGCGAACAGTTTGCGCCGTTGAGTGGGAGCCCTATTCAGCAAGCGTATTGTGCGCCCGACAAAATGACGGCATTCTCCCGCCTTTCCCGATTTGGGATGACGTACAAACCTTTGACGGAAAGCCTTGGCGAGGAATTGTTGACGTTGTATCGGGAGGATTTCCATGCCAAGACATTAGCGCAGCAGGAAAAGGCGCAGGAATTGACGGGGAACGAAGCGGAATGTGGAAAGAAATGGCGCGCATCATTCACGAAGTACGACCCAAGTTTGTCTTTGTGGAAAACTCACCAATGCTCACTTCTAGGGGACTTGGACGAGTTCTTGGAGACTTGGCCTCAATGGGGTTTGATGCGCGATGGGGAGTGTTGGGAGCAGCGGACGTTGGAGCAAACCATCAGAGGGACAGAATCTGGATTGTCGGAACAAATATGGCCTACACCCAGAAGTTGTTCAGCAATGGCGGCAACAATAACTCCAGAAGCGGCTTGGAACAAAAAACGCAATCCGAATCTGGAAACAATTGTTGGCAGAGTTCAATTCCCGACACCGACTTGTCACAACAGCAAAGAGGGAGCTTATCCATCGGAATTCAACAGGAAAACTCCTACGCTTGC